AAAAATAAAAATAATATAAATTTTGTTTTTTTTACGAAAAAAATTGAAATCCTTTTGTAAGAAATTATAAAAAACAAAATAAAATAAAATCACACCATTTAAAATGATGTCATATAGTGATATAGCGAGTAAAAATGTATTTGGTTTTATACCAATAGAGAGAAAACAAGATTTAGAAGAGCTCTTAGAAGAAGTGAAAGAAGAAGAAACTTGCGAAGATCGTCTTAATATAACGCCGATTGATATAACAGAGTCGATAGACTGGATAAAAAATTCAAAAGATAAGTTCAACAAAGTAGAAAAAAATAAGAGCCATCAAGGGCCGATAATTATTTCGAACTGGCTTTCAGATAAACTATGTGTAGGCGGATACCCAAAAAACAAATTAGAACTAAATAATATATTAGCAACAGGAATAACTACATTTGTTTGTTTAAATCAACCATTTGATAAAGACAGGATTTATAAATACGAAAAAGATTTACCAAAGGATAAAAATTGTTCATTTATTAATGAACCGATTGAAGATATGAGTATTACGTCTGATGTCAAAGTTCGTGCGTTGTGTGAAAATATTGTTGAAAAAATATACAATGGTGAAAAGGTCTATATACATTGTAGAGGAGGGCACGGAAGAACCGGGACGATTGCCGCAATTGTGTTATATATGTTGTACAAATTATCAATACAACAAATATATGATTATTTACAGTATTCGCACGACCAGCGTATTGGAAACTATTTTGCTCCTTGTTTTTGGACAATGGCTTTGGACCAAACCGAACCACAAAAAAAATATTTTGTTAAAACGCAGGTCCCGACACCTCAAGCGAGTTGCCAGAGGCGGCAAGTAGAAAAGATTATCAACGGTATTATTAGTAAAAAATAAAAAATAAAAAATAAATAATTACTTATTCCAACAATATAATTTTACACCTTATCGAATTATATTTAGTATCTACATATAGTTTGAAGTCGGTTATTACTGGTAAATGATATCTGGTAAACGCAATATTATTTCTTCTTACTTTTGACATATATTCGTGTAATTTTTCTTCGTCGAAAATTTCATCCAAATCCATATCATAATGGCGGAATTTTTCGTGTTCGTTTGCTAAAGAATAGCAGTCATTTGGCTCGCATATAAGTCTCATATTGTAAATCATATACATCAAGTTATTTTTAAGAATATCATTATTGTTTCTTGCAATTTTAAAATTATCCGTAAAATGGTGTTCTTCAATGTAAAAATATCCTTGGTCAAAAGCATTAAAAAGTATAGATATTGGTTTATCAAAATCAAGTAATTCAAACCCCTCAATTTTAACATCATCATTCATTTCACTATTTGGTATTCCACAAATAAAATGAGACCATATTGTTACAGGGAATAGATCTTCAGCTTGATTTACCTGAGCGATATAATTATTTTTATCATCCATAATGACACGACAAGCATCTCGTATTTGTTCTTCCATTGATAATATTAATAAGTCGAAGATTTTAAATTGTTTGTTTTGTGATTAATATTTTTTAAAATTAAAAAGAAAAAATTAAAAAGAAAAAATTAAAAACTAAATTAAAATAATTTGTAAAATGAATATAAAGAAAAAATATTAATATAATTAATTTGTAAAATGAATAAACATTTAATAGAATTTCAACGCGTAAATGGAGACGAAGATAATTTGTTGCCTTTACATATTACAAAGACAACAAATAAAAATATAATTAGTTACCGAACCGCTACATTAATAACAATAGGAATAATATGTTTTTTAATAACATCGGTTTCGATATATGATTTTATACAAAGTAGAAAAATACTAATACATTAACAGGTAATTATGTATGTAAAATTTAATATTTTCTATTTTTGCGCGTTTTATTAATTTAATATTAATTTAATATTATTTTCTCTTCTTTTGCGTAGTTTTTCTAAATGTAATAAATTTTTTGCCTTTACATTTGAACTTGCCTCTGGTGAAACCTTTATTATTAATAACCGATTTAGTACATATACCAATAGAGCGCGACTCATTTTTGTCGTCAACCTTCTTTATACATCGGCAAAGCTTAGTAGCTAATATTTTTTCAGCCTCCATTTTCAAAAGTCTTTTAGAACGTGGTATAGGTTTTTCATAAAATTCCAATATTTTTTTATATTCAGTATCACTTATTTCAGACATATTTGTATTATATAGTATTTACAAATATTTTAAATATTATTTATAAAATTTCCTGTAAAATATTCTAATAATAGTTAAAATTTATTGTAAAAATCTAAAACCTCAATATATATATAATAATGAAAATTGTTGTGTTTGATTTAGACGAAACACTTGGTTATTTTACACAATTCGGTATGTTTTGGGATGGTTTAAAGCAATATTTAAAAGAAGAAAACAGCAAAACTATTTTGAGCCAATCCGACTTCAATGATGTTTTAGACTTATTTCCCGAGTTCTTGAGGCCAAATATAATAAATATCCTAAGCTACTTAAAGAAACGTAAGGAATCAAAATGTTGTCATAAGATGATGATATATACAAATAATAATGGACCTCCGGAATGGGCACAGCATATTATATCATATTTTGAAAGCAAAATAAAATACAAGTTGATCGATCAGTTAATCGCCGCTTTTAAGATAAATGGAAAACAAGTAGAAATATGTAGAACCACACATAATAAAACACATAATGATTTAATAAGGTGCACAAAAATACCGGCAAATGCCGAAATATGTTTTTTGGATGATACATTTTTTCCCGAAATGGCAAACGAAAATATATATTATATAAATATTAAACCTTACTACTATGATTTAAAATTTAACGAGATGATTCATAAATTTATGAATAGTGATTGTGGTAAGAAAATAATTATCAATAATGATAATTTTGAGAAGATAATGAATGACGAATTTAAACGTTACAACTATAAATGTTTAGATAAAAATTTAAAAGAATACGAAATTGACAAAGTTTTAGGAAAACAAATTATGACCCATTTACAGGAGTTTTTTAATAAATCTTCAAAAAATAAAACACATAGAAATACAATAAAAAAAAATAGGACAAGGCGAAAATATTAAACATTCTTAAAAAATGTCTCTTTTATTTTGCTGACAATGTCAACTTCAACATACTTCACATATTGATTTAATGCAGTGGACGCTAAAATAAATAATCCGGCGTTGAATGATATTTTAGCATCTAAACTGGTAAATTGAAACTTACTTCTAAAGGGATTAAATCTCCATATCAAAAACAAGCAAATATAAATTTTAAGATAATAATCTAAGGTTGACAAATATTCTGGTGCTTTTTGAGAGAATCCAAATAATGTAACAATTAATAAAATAAATGCTGTGTTTACTACAAAATCAAATGTTTTCTCTTGAAAAATTAAAAACGTATGATTTTCAAACATCTTTTATATAATATAAAAGTAAAAATAAAAATATATATATTAAATATATAAAATGAATAATTGTAATCAACTCAATGTTGCCAAAATACACGAAGAAACTAATACGCGAATATATGACCGAAATATACCGTCGCAAATGTTACAGCCTTATATAGATGTGCGCCCTGTTATGACAAAATATTCGTATTTTCCAATTGTCGACCCCAGAAAAAATATCAGTGTCCCTTTAAAAGTACAGCCAACATTTAACCCTCATACTGTATTTAACCCTGGCAACACCACATCGCCGTGGTCTGGTTTTGCTTCAAATATAAATATGGAGTCGGAACTGAGAAACCAAATTTATGCTTTGCAAAAGTGTAGTCAATCTGTATATGTGCCTTCAAGTAAAAGCGACTTGTATAATTATGGCTTCACACCAAAGCCGACACCTCAATCGCACTCTTTGCTATTTGAAAAGGATTCATTTTCTCAATTTAACCCGAATCCTGACTCGAAAACAGTAGGCTCCGGAATGTTTTTCAACTCTACAAGGGTTCAAGTGCGGGATTTGACGAAACAAAGTTGTTAAATTATCGTGAAGCGTATAAAATTAATTATATATTTTTAAAGTAAAATATATAATATGTCTCAAGCCTTTGTAGACCAAGTCACTTTAGATTGTTTATTAAATAAATCACTCTTTAATAATCAAGTTAAAAACAAGAAAGCGCAGTCGGTTAACAAAGAAGAACGCAAGTTTTACAAAAAGCGAATATATAATTTGTTTAAGGAAATGTTAATCAATAAAGCGGAACCAGAAGATTTGTTACCAGACGTGAAATATACTTATGATAATTTTATTAACGCATCAATCAATTATTTTAAAACAATCGATAACAATGATTTGTTACAAGAAGAATATAAAAATTTAGACGATCAAGAGGCTATAAATATTAACGATATTCCCGATTTATGTGACGATATAACAGCTGAAGAAGCGGATAAACTTTTGATGCGTTCAATTAAAATTACAACGCCAACTTTAGACAAATATGTGAAACGTAAAACTACAAAACCAGAAGAGAAGTTGATACTACCAAAACAAAAAGAAGTTAATCTTATGGATCCGGAATTAAAAGTAAAGGGTATACAAAGTAATACTAATAATAATAATGTAAAAAAGAAAAATATCACTAATAAATATGATGAACTCATTAACACGAAAAAGGAAAATAAGGAAACAATTGACAAAAATGAAATTTAAAATAAATAAAACCAGAAAAACCCAAGTTGGTTCAGCTAAAAAGGGTAAAATGAAATCAAAATTACAAAAGGTAAATTGTAGTCCTAAACAAAAAAACGAGATAAATGGTTTTAGTTGTTATACAGACAAGTCACTATATAAATTAAGAGATTTGTGGAATTCGAGACACCCTGACGTCAAAATTAACACAAATGATACAAAAGAAATACATAGACGGTTGACAGAATATTTAAGTGATGTGTGTAATAAGGAGTCGTGTTGGATAAAGCAACAAAAAGAATTTGGTAAGTTGAGTAGTGAGATGACGGATTCTTTTGCTCCTATATCACCCGAAGAATGGAAAAAGAACCCGAATGAGTGGTTATCAAGTGTCGACATAATGAAAGTAATGAAACAATACGAAAAAGCATTTAAATGTTTTGATTTTATTGGTCCAACACCAATTGATTTTGATACGAGAAAAATGTATGGTGAATGCGTCTGGGAAGAATTGTGTAATTTTAATTTAGCGCAACAAATCAAAGATGGTAAGACCAAAATCGGTATTATATTTAATACAGACACACACGATAAACCGGGCCAACATTGGATATCAATGTTTATTAATATAAAGAAGAAACACATATTTTTCTTTGACAGCACCGGTGACGAACCACAGCCGGAAATAATGACATTTGTAAACAGAATAAAAGAACAAGGGTTGGCATTAGACAAAAAAATCGTGTTTAAATATGATAGTAATGAAGGCGTTGAACATCAATATGGTAATACAGAATGTGGTATTTATTCGTTATTTTTTATAGTTCATATGCTTGAAGACAAAATGACGGAACACTATTTAAAAACTCATATATTGAAGGACGAGTATATGCAAAAATTCAGAAAGATATATTTTAATGACAGTTTGTAAAAAATTATAAGAAACATTATAAAAAGTAAGAAAATTATATAAACAGATTTTTATATAATTTATATATTAAATAAAATGAATACAACAAATTTTTTAAATAACGAAAATGTCAAGGTTCTATGGGACGTAGTAATCGATGAAGATATTATAAAAAGACAATCGAGAGAGTTCCACGAAAATATTCTTAAATTATTTAGAAGTAATCTCAAAGGCTTTTATGATGTTGAAAGCCAAAAAACAACCAATTTGGTAGATATGAACAAGAAATATATTTTGTTGATTTTGAATTATGCGAATAAACAAATAGCGCAAATAGCGCAAAATGTAAAACCTGAATACAGAAAAATTAAAATATTAGATGAACTGCCTCAAAAAAAGGTGAATGAATTGATAACATATGAAGAAATACAAAATGATAAACGCAGTCAATTTGATAAGGATTTAAATCGGAGACAAGAGGAATTTAGTAATTCGATGGCATTACCAGTGCCGCCGGTGCCAAAATTTAGTGATAATTTAGAGGATGGTCCAATTAATGAAATAGAAAAGGCGATCAAAGAGTTGACTTCTCAGAGGAATTATGATGTTGAACAAATAAGTAGGAGCAATAATAATAGTTTAAGCACGAATGTGGATAATTGGTTAAAGCCCCAAGAGACTTCGGTTAAGAGTGATAAGCTGGCTCCTCAACCTATTCAAAATGGTAATATAAATGGTAATAATAGTAGACTAAAATACATTAAAACCGATAATGAAAATGTAGAAAACCAAGTCATTAGTTTAGATAGGGAAAAACAAATGAGTCCAAAGAAGAACGTAACTTGGGATTTAAAACCTTATAATTATTCACCCGATGTTAAAGACGAACTTTTAAATGAAGTATCTAACGAAGTAAGATTAACAATGGAAGAAATTGACAAAGATAATGATGATAATGTCAATGATGAAGATGCGAATATTTTTAAACTGTTGAAAAAAGTTCCTAATGTCAAAAGTGAAACGACTGTTAAAAGTGATACAAATGACAATAAAATCTCAGTTCTTCAAGCCGAAGTGAAAACTTTAAATAGCAAATTAGATCTTATTTTGGAGTTACTCAAAAATAAGAATTAATAATCTATAAAAATACAATTAAAATTTAATAATTTTATTTTTATACAACCAATTGTTTGAAGACATCTTCACCGGCTTCATTCTTCTCCAATGTTCCGATTTGCAAAGGTATAATTGATGGGTCTAGTAGCGCCGCCTCATAACTGAGCTTATCATAAACATTCAATACTTTTTTGCTTATTCTACGATACACATAGTCGACACCATTCAAACGAATTGGTTTGCCGGTCCATTGTATCATTTCTTTATTTGACTGAACTGTCGTGTCATTTTGTTGATCCGAATAATCGGGAACATATGCGAATTTATCTTTCGTCGGGTCGCCAAAATTAACACATTTGCCGTTAGAATAAATATAGCAATCAAATGAGGATTCCTTAACCGCATCAGTGAGTTGAGCTGTTAGATTGGCTTTAATTTCCGAAATCTCATACAAATACTGGTCACTTGTCATTGGAACGGATGGTTTTGCTTTGCTTAAATCTTTTCGTTTTAATTCAATCGCATCATCCGATTTAAGTTGCTCTGGTGTAAAAATCATAAGATAAACAAATACTTCAACGGTTTGCAACGCCAACGGAAGTGCTTTATGACTACAAATACGTCGCGCACGTCCAATAACTTGTTCGGAACGGACAGGATGCCAATATGGTTCCATAATGTGGACATAACGCGTATTTCGTAAATTAATACCTTCTGAGCCGGATGATGTAATCATAAAGACTTTGATTATTTCACCCATATTGTTATTTTTGGCGATTTTATTTAACTCGATTGAAATACTTTCGGGTATTTGTTCCCATTCACCGTTATAAATATGTCTTAACATTTCCTTTTCTTCGCTGGTTTCAGTGCCAGTATACAAAGCATAAGTTGGTTTGCCTTGGTCCGCTTCATTAATATCTATAGTCCAAACACCTGACGAACTTTTCTTAATTTTAAAACGAGCAAAACCGTTTTTATTTAAAACCAAGCTAAAAATACCAATACCTTCCATAGTTCTGAATTGACTATAAACAAGATGTAAACCTTGGTATTCTGGGTCGTCAATATTTTCTAACATATTTAAAAACTTGGGGCTGTATGTTTGTAATGCTTCAGGCGTCAAAAAATCATATGCGTGTTCTTCAATGT